AACTTAACAGTGCCTCCTCCATTCCATACAGGGATAACTACTGTACCGCCTACACCATCCAGAGCATCGGTTTTCTCTACATAATCCTGCTTATTACCGCCAAAAGGGTTACTATCAAAGGAGTTAAGGTATCGTGTCCTTAGAGCCTCTGTATCCTCTTCATCCTCCGCTGGGATAAGGAGCTCTGTAAGCTCTCCAGTAAGATCCTTATCAATGTACTCAATGGAGCTAAGCTCTCCAAAAAATTTATTACCATTAGTACCCTCTGTTTCACACTCCATCTGATAATAAAAATAGCCATCGGCACTCTCTATAAATGCTGTGGCTACATAGTTAAGCTCATTCAGATTAAATCTGGAGCCTATAGGGATCTCCATATTAAATTTACCCTTTAGAGTAGCCTTAGTAGCCTCATAAGGGATAATACCTCTCTCCTTACAGCGGAGGATTAGAAACTCTCTTACTGCGGTATCTGCATACCCATTATTTACGATATTACCTAGCTGGATATATACATCTGCGTGCTCTGCGGATACAGGGGCTATAGCGTTCATAATAACGGAGCCCTCACGCTTATCTACATCACTTGCCACCCTTGCTAGGGATCTATCTAATATATTTTCGTATGTCTGATCCTCATACATCCATTTCCACCTCCTTACTACCTACATCTGTTACCAGAGTAAATTTTATATGGAGTACATCTTTAATCTGAGATACCTCCAGATCTTGTACTCCTGTTATATGCTCATTCTCAAATAAGCACTCCTCCATATACCGCCTTACCTCACTGTTAAGGTATTCCTCACTGTAGCTATATCCGATAAGATCATAAACCTCATCCCCATAACCCCAGCTATAAATAATCCAGCGGTATCTCTTAGCCTTAAGAGCTAAGTAAGCCCACACACAAAGAGCATCTACACCAGTTACTATCCTCCCTGTGAGTGTGCCTTTTTCAAAGTCGATCTCATACTCACGGATAGAGGAGGCTGTTACCTCTTGATCCGCTAGAGTAAGATCCTCTGTTGTTGCAAAAGGAAATAAACTCATTTACGCCTCCACCACCCTTGCTATGATTACATACTTGTTATTATCATTAAGTTTCTGTACCAGCACCATATCCCCAGCTTTAAGCCCATCGGTATAGGTTATCTGGCTCTGTTTCCATACTCTAGTATCTGGATCTGGGTTATCCTTACTGGCAAAACCGTTACTCTGTGTAGTATCCACAGATACTCCAGCTACATAAGGTACTTTTATTTGTCTGGTATACCCTGCTACTAAGTAATCTGCTATATACAGATCCTCAGCATTGAGTACCAGATCATCTATCTTTACGCTGTTAGAGCTTTGCATTACTCCTATCTGGGCTAAGGTAGGATTATCTTTAGCTCCCTGTGATCTCATCATCTCTAGCACTTCTGCATATTGATGATCGTTTTTCATGTTATCCCCAGTACCAGCCATGCTATCCCTCCTTAGTATCCATCATTTGTTTTAAAGTTACTGTTAAGCTCATGGTAGCTACTCCATTCTGCCATGTGTGAGTATCTGCATCTATCCACACTACACCGCTGAGCCCTGTAGAGCTATCTCTTACTACCGCCCCTGCTCCTGTTACTGCCTCATTGAGGTTTACACATTCCAGAGTAAAGGTTTTTTCAACCGTCTTAAACATACTCTTAGCTGTGGTAGTAGCATCCTTGCCCTCCTCTTTAGTGTAGGTCTGTTGGAATATACCGTACTTTTTCACATCTGCATCATTTTGTACTACTCCTTGTGGTTTACCCTCTCCGTCATAAATACGAACCTTATTAACCATGTTAGTAATGCTCTCTTTATAGTTAGAGCTGGTAATATTGCTATCCTCCGTGATCTCAATACTGCATACCACCTTACCCATTTCCTCTACATTGAGGTAGCCTTTTTTAGCTACCACTCTGTAGCTTACTCCGTTCTGTTGGTACGCCTGTGTATAGGCTCTCATAATAATCTCATAGATAGATACATTCTGTACTATGAGTTTCTGTGTTAGCCCTGTTTGGGCTAAGGAGCCTACAGGGATCTCCATATCATCACATACCATCTGAGTTATCGCCTCCGCTGTTTTAGAGCTAAAATTGTAAGTGGCGTTACTCTTGATGGTATAGAAAAGAAGATCATAACAGGTATAAGTAACTGTACCTGTAGTACTGCTTGCCTCCCTCTCTACTACATAGCCTCTAAAAAGCTCTGTTTTTCCATCATCCTCAAATAGATAAACAGGATCCGCTAAGTTGATGGTAAGAGGAGTAATATTTTTATCTAAGGGAGCGTTTACAATGTGTAGCTCTAACTTTCTGGCTACCTCTGATTTGCTACCTCCCCAGCTCATAGAGGATACATACTCTGTAATGTCTGTATCCTTATGTACTACTATCACTCTTACCACCTCCTTAAGGGATCGTTAGTACTTGATTAGGATAGATAAGATTAGGATTTTTTATCTTATCCCTGTTAGCATTGTAGATCTTAGTGTACTGAGCTCCGTTACCGTAAAACTGTTTAGCTATTTTCCAGAGGCAATCCCCACTTTTTACCGTGTAGGTTCTGGCTGTACTAGCCTGTGGCTTTGTAGCCCTTACTGTAGGCTTTACAGTAGCTATAGTAACGGTAGCTTTCTTTGTCTTTATCTTTTTGTACTCCTTTAGATTACAGGTATAATAAATATCTCCTGTAGCATCCTGCTCTCCCCACACAAAGCTCTCTACTGTAGCCTCCATGTTAAGAGTGCCTGTAATGATAACCCTAATAGGAGTACCAGACTTTCTCCAGCTCTCGATCTTCTCTACATAAGTTAGAGGCTGTCTACGCCCTGCATTATTGCTAAAGTTATAATCCTTTGCTGGAAAAAAAGACTTAAGAGAAATTTCTCTTAAGCCTGTGTTACCGATAAGGTTTACATCTCCCACCTGTATTACATTGACAACCGTATTTTTATGGGATACGGATACCGTGTAATCAGAGGGCTTAACTGGGAGTTGAAACTTATCGCTATTCTGTTGTAACCAAAATTCCATTAAGTATCCTCCTCCCTGTTAAGTCATATTAGGTAACAACTTTTTGAATTTTGCCACCATATCAGAAACAACCTTATCTGTATCTGCCTCTTTCTCAATGATTACCGTATCCGCCAATTTTTCAATCGTTACGGATCCGATACCACCGCTCTTAGGCGTATCTCCATCCTGTGGATTTCCTGTACCTCCTGTACCGCCTTTATCATCCTGTGGATCTGGATCTCTATCTATAGGCTTAACATCGCTGAGCTGTACGCCCCTTGTGCTCATAGCTCTATCATATTGATCCGCTTGATTTCTTGTTAAGACTTTCTCGCCTTGATGGAGGATAGCTGGGTAATTGTCATACGGTACTCTGTCTTTACCATAGGCAAAACCTAAAGCACTCTTAACCTTGCCTCCGATACCTCCTACAAACTCCTTAGCCTTGCTGATCGCTCCACCAACTTTATCTACAAAACCGCTAATAGCATCTATCGCTCCGCTTATTACACTTGTTACGGTTCCTATCGCTGTAGATACAGCATCGGAGATACCACTAAAGATAGTGGATACCGCATCAAATAAGCCTTGAAATACACTCTTAATGGTTTCTACGATAGTGGTAATCGTAGAGCTTGCACTGTCGAAAAATCCACAGATACTACCCCAGATCTGAGAGATGTATGGAGCTAAGAAATTGAATACCGTTTCAATTCCTGTAAGTAGCCCATCCACCACCGTAAGGATCACATCTACTACCGCACTGATTATAGGGGCTAAGGTCTGCCATACAGTAGATACTACTGTTACTACTACAGATACAATAGTCTGGAATAATCCCATGTGATTACCGATCACAGTAAGTACTTGCTGGATCACATTTCCCACAAAAGTAAAAATAGAGCTCAATGTAGGCATAATAGCTACAATCGCACCTACCACTACTGTAATGATCTGTTGGATCACTGGCATAGCTGTTACGATGATATTAGTAATAGTCTGGATCACTGGCACGATATAAGGAATGATCTGAGATACACCGCTCATAATCGTACTAATTACCTGCCCTACTACAGGAGCTATCTGTTGTACCGCTGAGATAATCGGAGGGATGATAGGTAAGATCGTATTGATCGCCTGTACTATTCCATCCTTAAGCCCAGAGAACATACTAGCAATACCGCCACCGTCTACCTTTACATTAAAAAGCTGATCGAAAATAGCTTGCAATGCTCCAGTATCAATACCGATATTACCCAGCCCTGTAAAGATTGCATCCTTGATAGATGTAAGGAGTGGTAATACATTTTCCTTAATCTGAGGAGCTACCTTTTCTACCGCTGTTCCTATTGCTGTAGGCAAGTTGCTAAAAATCGTCTGGAGCATCGGTATAAAGTTACCAAAGAAAAAGGTACTTGCACTCTCTACCAGCTCTCCCATACTTCTAGCTACTGCCTCTCCATCCCCTATAGATAAATTACCTAAGAGGTTAGTAACTGAGGCTTTCATCATCGCAAAAGATCCGCTAAAGGTCTGCTCTGCCTCTCTTGCTGTGGTTCCTGTGATATTTAATTTATCCTGTATTACTCCGATAGCTGTATATACATCCGCTAAGTTGTTTATATCGTACTTAGTACCAGTGATAGCCTGTGCATCCTTAAGGAGCCTATCCATCTCCTCCTTAGTACCACCATAACCCAGCTTAAGGTTATCCAGCATCGTGTAATTTTGCTTTGCAAAGCCTTGATAAGCGTTCTGGATGGATCCCATATCAGTACCCATCTTGTTAGCGTTATCCGCCATATCTATCATAGCTTTGTTAGCAATCTCAGCGGATTTATTTGTATCTCCTGCACACGCACTCAAAAGAGAGGCACTAAATGAGGTAACATTTTCCATATACTCATTAGCGGATAAGCCTGTAGTTTTATATGCTTGATTAGCATACTGTAACATCTTATCTACCGCTGAGGTATCTGTACTACCATCGCTATTAGTCTTTGTGTACAGTGTTTCCACACCGCCTATACTTTGCTGTAGTTTAGCTCCCTCTCCTAAGGATTTACCCATAAGAGCTGTAGCTCCTGCTCCTGCAATTCCTACAGCGATTGTTACGCCTTTTGCAAGGCTCTTAAGTGTACTACCGATCTTACCCAGTACAGCACTAGCTCCATCCTTTACAGCTACCATAGCCTTTACAGACATATTACTGATGGATTTTAAGCTACTGCCTATACCGTGGAGGATCTTACTAGCACCGTCTTTTACTGCTATAAAAGGTTTTGCTACCGTCTTTCCTACGGATTTCAGTACACCACCTACCTTACCTAGAGGAGCACTTGCTTTATCCCTCAAAGTAACAAAAGGCTTAGTTACTGTTTTCCCTACGGATTTTAGGGAGTTTCTAACCTTTGTGATCCCACTTGTGGCTTTATCCCTAACAGAGATAAAAGGCTTAGCCACCAGCTTTCCTACTGTTCGTACACCTACCCTTATTTTATTTAGTCCAGATGTAGCTCTATCGTGGATCCCTACCGCTACAGAGGTAACTTTATCTCGTAGCCCACCTAAGGTATTTTTAATTTTAGCTAAGCCCTGTGAGGCTAGATCTCTGATTTTTACAATAGGAGTAAAAGTAGTGGCTATCTCTTTAAGCCTCTGCTTAATCTTGCCTACTGTACTAACTGTAAGATCCTTTAGCTTAATCACTGGAGAGAATACCTTTTTAGTAAGATCCTTGATCCTCTGGGTTATTCTCTCCACCTTTTCTGTGGCTTGATCGTCTACCTCTGCTCTGGTTAATGCTCTCACATTCCCCAGCCTATGCACTCTACTCTCTACCTCGCTGATAGTAGGAGAGGCATTATCCTCTACCTCCACCTCTGGAGTAGCTGTGGTAGTATTGACGGTATCTAAGGTATCCTGTATAGCACCAATAACCCCAGAGGCGTTATCCTGTAAGGATACCTCTGGGGATACTGTTGTATTGCCTACACTATTTACAGTTTGTCTAACGCTCTCTACTACTCCAGAGGCGTTATCCGTAGCATTGATAGTAGCATTAACCCTTGTACGCCCCATCTGTTGCATACTCGCATTAGTTTTATCTACCTGCTCCGAAAATTCACGCTGTAAACCTAGATTTTTCTTAAGGGTAGCATACATATTATCTTTTAAATAAAGTTTTGCACCAAACTCTACCGCCATATATGCCACCTCCTCTATGTGAGTAGATTGATATTGTACATAACACTATTACTCTTATTTGCCCTCTCTAGCTCTTTGTTATTATCATCTATCTCCTGCTCATAAAAAGCCTGTAATACTAAGAGCTCTCCTCTAGGCAATTTATAAAATACAGATGGGAGTACTCTACCGTGTTTCCAGTAGTAGTACATCATCTGGGTAAGCCCATCTGTACTTATGAGTTTTTTACTTCTTTAACCGCATTATCTCCGAAACCTGCCAGCTCAGAAATTTCTCCGTAAATCTTAGCGATCTCTCCAGAAAGTAAGATCGCTCTTACCAGATCCTTAGGAGTAGACACCTTAAACTTACTCATAAGCTCCTTGTTTTTAAACATCGGAGCACCTGTAGCATCTACTACACCCTCGATTACTGTAAAGAGCTGGAGCTGGGTAATATCAATATCTGCATCCTTGCCCTTTACATCAATGCTCATATCCTGTATCTCCTCAAACTTAGCTGGAGTAATCGCCTTAATTGTGAGGATAAACGGAGCACCGTATACCTGTGATAATCTGGTAATCTCTACCTCCTTAGTAGGGAGCTTAATCTCTCCTACATCGGATCCTAAGAGGAGATCTAAGATATTAACCGCCTCTTTCTTTTCTGTTTCCTCTGCCTGTACTGCCTCTGTATTTACATTCTTTGTAGCCATTGTATAGCCCTCCTTAATTTTTCATATAATAAAAATAAGGGGAGGTTTTACCCTCCCCAAACTGCACTCTTATAACTCTTACTGAGGAGTAATCTGATCTAAGTACTCGTACCCTGTAAAGGTAAACGGAGCCTCTGTTTCAAGAGGTTTCTGAGCCTCCCAATCAAAGAGAGTAAGATCATCCATCTGTACTCCTGTGATAGATACACGCTCTGCACCGTAAGCATCTGGATCCGCTAACTTACTGATAAGCGTAAAGCGTACATCCTGCTTATTTCTAACCATGTTAGCTACCTTAATAGCCATTCTGGAATTTACCTTGTGCATAGTGAGAGATCCTGTACCCTTACATCCGACAACCTTGTTATCAGTGAAGAAAGTACCGCACTGTTTAATCTCCTCTTTTGTAAACTCTACCTTTGCCTGTGCCTTATAGCACTCTCCTACATAGTCTCCATCTAACCAGAGCTCTCCAAAGGTACCGTTACAAATTCGCTTTGTTTCTACTGCCATCTGTAATTACCTCCTTAATCCTTATTGATGAAAATATCTACATCCTCGATAGCATCTAAGATAGAGATAGTACCCTTAAGGAATACATGAGAGCCTGTATTAGCCTCCTTAATAGCCTGCTCATCCATCTCAGAGGTATCTACTCCGATACTCTCTAAGTACTGTTTCTGCTTAGCTACATTGATCTCCATAGTAGAGCTGTCTGCCTTAAGCCAGCCCTTACCGCCCTCTGTAGCCTCCAGCCCTCTAAGGTAGCCCTTGATAGCTGTAATCAGTAAGCACTTATTATCATAAGAGTTACTGTAGTTACCGATGTAGCTCTTGTTAATAGTGCTGTAAATATCTCCCTCAATCTGATCCTGTATAGCGTTGATCTTGATTTTCTGGAGATCCGCTGTTTCTACCTCTGTAACTGTAGTGAGGGAGTTTACACCTCTTGCAATTACAACACGCTCTCCATCGTTATAGAGAGTGAGCTTACCAGCATCAATAGCGGTATCTACTTCCTCATCACTATCTACCAGAGGGATAGCTGTTACCTCAGTAAGAGGCTTATAGGTAGCGGATACTCTAAGATCTAAGCCAGCTAACAAGCCAGCAATTCTACTACAGTACTCCGCCTCTGTGTACTGCTTTTCTCCTACCTCGATCTTATCTGTAGCGGAGCTGTTTACTACCTCAAAGTTAATAACGCCCCTGCTATCTCCAGCGGTCTTAGGGAGTACTGCTACAGGTCTGCGTACAGAGTTCTTTCTGATACCCTTAACCCATGTAGCCAGCTTAGTAGCCTCCTCTGTGGTAAGATCTGGAGCTCCTACAATGTAATTTACTTTCTGTGTAGCAAAATACTTTGTAGCCTCATCGTAACTCTCTGCTGTTGTATCCATCGTGTAGATAATTACCTTAGATGGAGAGCCGATAAACGCTCTCTCAATATAAGCGGTATTCTCTGCACTAAAAGCACTATCTCCAGTAGGGATCTCATCCACACTACGGAGCACCATAGCCCCCTTGTTTTTGGCATCCTTAAGCATAATACCTACAATGCCTGTAGACCCGTTCTGGATGGCTGTTACTGCCTTTTTGGAAAACTCAATAATAATATCTGGTAATCCCATTCTGTTTAACCTCCTATCCGTTTGTTACTGTCTTTGTTTCAATATCCACATCTCCGATAAGCTCATAGTTATCCTCTACAGGTACATCCTCTGTAAAGTTGAGAGTAATCTTTACATATAAAGCTCCCTCACTAACCCTCACATCATCGGAGTAATTTTCTATCTTTGCATATCTAGGCTTTTCCTTAACTCCAGCTAAAGGGATTACAGGTACAACCCTCTTAAGGAGGAAAAGCCTTTTAAGCTCCTCCTTTACCTCATAGAGTTTTTCCGCTACCACTTGATTAGCCTCGTTTCTTTTCGCAAAGTAAACAATCTGGAATATCGGATCATCCTCATACACATTGAGATTTTTTAGCTCGCTACTGCCTGTAGCCAGCGTTACATAAAAGCTGTTACGCTCAAAGTTATTAGGAACCTCCTCTATATGTACTGGTACCCCAGAATAAGCGGAGGCAATAACCCTACACACGCTGTTAAGCAATCTCATAAGCTACCTCCCTCTATCTCTCTGCCTATTTGCTGTAAAAAGCTCTCTACCAGCCTGTTAAGTCTGGGCTTAGCATCCTGCATACCTTTTTCCATAAAAAAAGAGCCATTTACATAGCTCTCTTTTAACATGATCCCTTTTTGGTTCCTGTTCTTAAGGTATTTAGCTTTTCCGCCCACACTCAGCTTATCCGCTGGTAAAAATCTCTTATGCTGTACATGACCATCATTTACATACAGAGCATACTCTACATTAGTTCCCACCTCTACAAAATCGTGAGGTATCCCCTCTCCGAAAATGGTAATACTATCTACTAACCGTGAGGTATCTACTGGCACATGAGGTATAACCTCGCCATGATAGATATTAGCCATCCTCTGGAGGAGGATCTTTTTCTTATCCGCCCATTTATCCACAAACTTACTAAAGTTCTCTACAAAATCATCCCAGCCCTCGATAGTAAAGCCCTCCACTATACCTCCTCCTCACTGAGGAGCGATACAATGAGCTGAGTACGCTTTTTATAAGGCTTATCTGCAATAGCCTTAAACTCCGTACTCATAATAGGCTTATCGTACTCATCCAGCTCATAGATATATAAAATATCTCCCCTTTTGATAGGAGCCTCTGGATCCGTGTAGAGTGTAAGATCTGTGGTATTCTTTTTTTGTGGCTGGAGCTGTGCTGTGGTAGTACTACTCTCTGCGGTATGGCACTCATAAGTACCAACCTCTACAAGAGTTTTATTAGGACGGTTAAACTCTCCTAAAATTGAGGAGTATCTTTTTACTACCACTTGCTTATCATAGAGAAATTGCATACCTTAGCCCTCCTTATATCCGCCTACTGGATCATCCAGCGTATAGGATCTAGGAAATAGCTGGCGGTATGGGTACAGCTTTTTTTCTACTGATACAGGTAATGGATCATCAAAGGTTACACTCTCATCCGCTAAGGTATAAGAGCTCTCTCCCTCAGCCCCCAGCTTTCTAAATCGCTGGATAGCTAAATCCTCCTGCACATTCTTAAGCTGTTTAGGGAATACATCCGCATACCCTGTAATAATGCCCTCATCGTTAGTAAGAGCCTCTATAAAGGTATCTCTACAAAATGCCTCTATATCCTCTCTTGCTTTCTCTAAGAGAACACTCAATAGCCCCAGCTTTTTTGTGTTATCCTCTGATATTCCACAAAGGATCCTACAACGCTCTAAGCTATCCATAGGAGATCCCTCCTTATTCCTCTACAAGCTCTACGCCCTCTAATCCAGCCAGATACTTAGCTACTGCTAAATTGTCTGTACTAGCCTTACCATCACTGAAATACACGCCTACAGCGGATACAGTTAAGTAAGGATTTTCAGAGGTAAAGTGATACACCTTTTTAGGCTTATCCTCTTTCTTTTCCTCCTGCTCTGGAGTTACCTCTGGGGATACAGCACCCTCTGTAGGAGTCTCTGTACCCTTTTCCTGCTCCTGTTTTTCATCGGCTGGAGCATTTACCGCCTCTTTCTTTTCCTCCTGCTCTGGAGTACTCTGTGCTTTTCTAGGCATATCCTTTTACCTCCTTACCAAAAATTAAAGACTTGCCTCTGTGATAGAGATCTTAGATCCTGCAAAGCTGTTAAGGAGCTTAATTGTACTCTCGTTAAGTACATGACCCTTGTAATAATCTCCAGCCTTAGGAAGATCCTCATAGAAAGTACCTCTAAGCTCTGCGATCTGCACCTCGCCTAAGTCTACTGTGAGGATAGTCTTAGTATCAGCATAACGATCCAGTACTAAAGAGATTTCTCCAAAGTCTGTTACGATCTTCTGTACTCCGATACCCAGTACATTCTGCATAGATCCGTTATCTCCTAAGAAACGAACATTGTTACCTGCCTTAGCAAGCTGGTTAATCATTCTCTTTATATTTGCATTAACAAAAGCAAAGTACTCTCCCTGTGCTCCGTGATCCCACATCTTCTGGAGTGCATCTAAGAAATGATCCTCCGTAAGTGCTCCCTTTGTTTCTACAACATTGTTAGCATTTACCAGATTTACAAGTCCGTTCATCTGTCTAGGAGTAGCTCCACTCTCCAGAGCCTTAGTACCATTAAGGAAGTACCACTCCATATCTCTCTTAGTTTCTACTAAGCGATCCTGCACCTCAGAGTTAAATACATCGTTGATACCCTTAGGATTGAGGGATCTAGCTGTACCAGATACCTGTGTTACTTTTTCGATGATCTGACACACATTAGAGAGTGTTTTTCTGCTGGATGTAATAACCTCTCCTGCCTCAGAGCCCTCTAACTTAAGAGTGCCTCTCTCAGAGTTGAGCTCTTTCTCTCTCCATGTCACTGTAATATCCTTTGCTGGTACTACCTGCCCTCTCTTCATAAGCAAAGTAGTAAGCGGAGTATCTGTAGGAGATGTCTGCTTAATCTCCTCTGTGAGGTCTACTACCTCATTTTCTTGAAAATCTTTTCTTTTAATCATGTCTGCCATTTCTTATTACCTCCTGTTGAGTTATTTGTTTTGAGGAGCTGGCTTACTCCTCATCTCTGTTTCTGTAGGCATTGAGTTTTTCACTAATCATGCCCTTTACATTTCCAGCCTTTTTGTACTCATCGTACTTAGTTTCATCTTTCTTAGATGTAGATCCTGTAGCTGGAGTGGATCCTTTGAGAAACTCAGCTTTAGCCTTTGCAACTTCCTTAGCTACTTCTGCATCAAAGAGCTTTTTCATACCCTTTACTCTCTCAGTGAGCTTAGCTTTACGCTCATCCTCATCTGCAATAGTTGCTAAGTCCTCTACAGCGATTAAGTTACGGAAACCAGCATCCAGCCCCATCTCCTGTACTGCATCTACTACATCCAGCTTTAAGCCCTTGATAGTAAGATCCAGATCTCTCTTAGCCTGTGCCTGTAAGCGTTCCTGCTCCTCCGCCTGTCTACGCTCATCCTCTGTCATTTTTTCCTTAGCCTGCTTATCCGCCCACTCTTTTTCCTTTTTCTTGATAGCATCCGTTACTCTCTTATCTGCCATCTTTTCATACTCTTTCTGGAGTTCTGCTCTGATCTCCTCCTCTGTCTTTACCTTAGGAGTGTTATCTGCACCTGCTCCAGTAGTGTTAGCGTTAGCTGTGGTATTAGTCTGGGTACCGTTACCCTGCTCCTGTGTCTGTGTAGCTGTGTTTGTGTTTACATCTGCCATAGTTGTTATCCTCCTTAAAATGAGTTATATAGTGCTGATCCCTCGTAAGTTATCTGCAAAATATCCCTACTGTTTCTACATAAGTTAGGGTAAATAT